CTGGACAAAGAAAACGGCATCGGCCGGTATGCCAAGCCATCCGGCGTGGACTGGGGCAGCCTGGCCCTGAGCAAGCGGTTCTGCCAGAACAGCGGTCTCGGGTGCCAGCTGTTCATGGACCCGCTGATTGCTGAGGTCGGATCCTGGCGGCAGTTCTGGGCCGAGGCGGCGCCTTACTCGCTGCTGGAGTTCGGCAAGATCGGCGGGAAGGAGACCTTGGTGCCGGCAGTGCCGGTCAACAGCAGCGGGCGCGCCAATCGCCGCGTGGGCATCTCGGCGCTGTTCACCACCGGCAACATCCTGGAGGGCACCTACCGCGAAGAGTTCCTCGACTACGGCGCCAGTGTTCAGGACCTGATCGCTTCGGTGATCTACCGGGAGACAGAGGAAGATGACGTGTTCCCGCGCAATGCCAGCGTGGATGTGCAGCTGCGCGATGCCGTCGAGGATGCAGCGATCCGCCAGACGTTCGACCTTTCGCAGTTCGTCACCCAGCGCGAGCAGGCGATCCTCTACGGCAAGCTGCTGTGCAATCAGCGGCGATGGGTGCGGCGCGGCATCGAGTTCCAAACCGTCCCCACCGACACACCGGTGAGCCCGGGCGCCTACATCTACGTGGACGTGGGCCTGAACACCTGGGACCGGATGACAGCTGGCGTGGTGATGCCTGGCGGCGTGCTCAATGCCCCGCTGAGTGATCAGCTGCGCGATGGCACCTACGCCGCGCTGGTGTATCGCAGCGGCGGCAACGTCCGCTCACTGGCCAGTGTGACGGTGACGGACGGCAAGGCCAGCGCCCTGAGCGATGACGTGGGCGCCATGTTCGTGTTGGGCGCCGCGGCTGATCGCAAACGGGTGTTCCGGGTGACTGAGGTGACGATGAGCGAGGAAGGTGAGGTGACGGTCAAGGCGCTGGAGCACCCCTGCGAGACAGTGGGCGGTGAGCTGCTCAGCCGGGTGGCAGACTTCACCGATGCGCTGTTCAGCGTGCGGTGAGTAGCCTGAGATGCAGGAGGGCGCCAGCTGATGGGTTTCTACACAGGCCGAACCGGGGGGCTGATCTTCAGCGGCAAGCCTGTCGCGAAGGTGCAGAACTGGTCTGTGGAAACCAATGTTGACCTGCTGCCCACCACCGACCTAGGCGCCGATGCGCGGTCGTTCATCCCATCGCTGAAGGGAGCGACCGGCAGCGCCACGCTGATGTACTACCGGCTGGAGTCGGGCGAGTCGGCACAGAAAACGCAGTTCACCGCACTGCTGGCCAAGATCCACAAAAAAGGCGCCATCACTGAACAAGACCGGGTATTCCTGGAGCTTGACGTAGACACCGGCGGCCTTGACGACATCAAGATGTACGCCTACATCACCAGCGCCGTGATCGGCTCAGCGGTGGGTGAGCTGGTGGTGGTGCCGATTCAGTTCACGATGGACGGGGACTTCGACGAGGCCATTAACCAGGCCGCCTGATGACGCACTACCTCGGCACGAAAGGCAACGTCAAGCTGAGGCGTGGCACCAAGGCCTTCATCGGCATTGTGTCTGATCAGATCATCCCCGATGACGTGAACACGTCGCTCAACCGGCTGTCATTCGACGGGGCGATCAACAACATCCTGATCGGCGATCGGGTGGACATCAGCACCGCCGATGCACGGGGGCTGGTGTGCTTCCCGCCGTCCGTGTGGGGCCTGGAGAGCACCGACCCACCCGAAGAGAGCTTCACGGCCTACGTGCACGTCAATGCCGTGGGCGGCCTGCGATTCTTCCCGACCTTCACCGATGCGGTCAACAACGTCCGCGCCAATGAGATCCCGCTGGCAGCGTTCACCGGCAACCCGTTGGCGATCAGCGTGCGCGTGCGCGATGTGCAGTTCAACCTGCTGGGATCGGTGGAGGGGTATGAGTTCAACACCGACCGGCAGACGATCGACGCGAGCAGCCTGAGCGACCGCTTCCGCCAGCAGCTGTCCGCCGGGCTGATCAGCGGCGCCGGGCGGATTGAGTGCGAGTTCAACTACCGCACGATCGGGTTCACCGAGCCATCGCTGTTGCTGCTGCAGCTGATCCAGCGGGTGGAGATCGGCAGCGAGTTTGATCTAGCATTGTATCTGACCGACAAGGACATTGATCCCACGGTTGACACGATCTTCTACAACCTGACCGCAGTGATCAACCGCTCCGGCGTGCAGGTGCGCGCTGGCGACATTGTGCGCTGCGCCATTGATTTCGTCACCACCGATGAAATCCAGCTCGTCTACGGCAGACCCGCTGAGTACATTCTGAAGGAGGATGACGACCGCATCGAGCTGGAGCAGTCGCTGGATTACCTGCTGCAGGAAGTGGACGACTGAGCCAGTCCGTAGCCTGAGCCTGTGGACGGTCGCGGTGAGGCGCACCCTTGGCTGATCAGCGGATAACCCAGCTCACGCCGCTCTCGAAGGCTGGCGCGGCGGCCAATGATGCGGTGCCCATCGCCGACATTTCCGCCAGCGAGACGAAGCGGATCACGCTGAAGGATCTGGTCGCCGCCGGCATCGACCTGGTGGACGCCGGCGAGATTGACCTAGCCAAGCTGGATCAGGGCAGCACGACCAAGCTGGGCGCCGTGGCTATCAGCGATGGCGCGCTCACCGCCGCCAAGCTGGCCGCCGATGCAGCAACCGCCGTTGCGGTCACAGCCCCTAGCACGGGGAACCATCGCGGGCGCGGGTGGCTGCACAGCGGCACCGGCAATCTGCAGGTGTGGGACGGCGCAGCATTCCAGCAGGTGGTGATGCCAACCGCCGGCATCGGCGATCTGCAGGTGACCACCGGGAAGCTGGCTGACGGCGCTGTGACCACGGCAAAGGTGACGCCGCTGGGCTCAGCCGCCTACGCCGCCGGATCGGTGAACACCGCCGCGCTGGCTGACCTGAATGTGACCAGCGGCAAGCTGGCTGATGGGGCGGTACTGGAGGCCAAGCTGGGCGCCGGTGCGGTAGCCACGGCCAAGATCGCCGCCGGTGCTGTCACCTACGACCGCATCCAGAACGTCTCCACCACTGATCGACTGTTGGGCCGCAGCTCCGCCGGTGCGGGCCCAGTTGAAGAGGTGCCGCTGACCGCTGCCGGCCGCGCCTTGATCGCTGGTGTCGATGCTGCAGCGCAACGCAGCACGCTGGGACTGGGCACGCTGGCGGTGGCATCCGGCACCTGGACGAACGGCTCGACGTTCTCGGGCACCAGCTCGGGCACCAACACCGGCGATCAGACCATCACCCTCACCGGTGACGTGACCGGCACCGGCACCGGGACATTCGCTGCAACGATCGCCGATGGAGTGATCACCGAGCTGAAGTACGCCGCGCTGAGCATTCCCACCGGTGCGGTAAAGGACGACGCGATCACCGCCGCCAAACTGGCGGATCAATCCTCTGCCGTGGTGAGCAACGGATCGCCGTCCGGTAGCGGGGCGTTCGTGGGGCAGCAGTGGTTCAACGCCGCCACGGGTGTGGAGTGGACCTGGACCGGCAGCGAATGGCAGCAGCATCTGGCGCCGACCATCCCAGAGGCGAACATCCCCGAGCTGAACGCCAGCAAGATCACGGCCGGCGAGTTCCCGACCGATCGACTGGCGAACGACGCCGTGACCGGGGCCAAGCTGGCGGATTACAGCGTGGGGAAGATCGGCGAGGCGATCCCCGTTGCTGAGTACATCAGCCAGTTGCACTTCAACCCGATCGACAAAGCCTTCTTCATGTGGGATGGCAACGTCTGGCAGCCGATCGGGATCAGCACCGGTGCGGTCAAGTTCGCCGGCACCTATGACGCCTCCGACAACGAAGTAGCCAGCACCACCGCCGAGGGCACAGCACTGGGTCTGGTGGTCGGCAACGCGCTGCCTGCCGCTGCGGCGGCCAACTCGGGCTACTACCTGGTGGTCAGCGAGTCCGGCACAGGGACCAGCCCCGCACCCGCCGTTGCGCTGGCCCCGCCCGATCTGCTGCTTTCCACCGGCACGGCCTGGGTTGAGGTGGATACATCGGCGGGCTACACCACCCAGACCGCCAGCGGGGTGGATTTCGTCGCCACTGGCGCGATCATCGCCACCAACGTGCAGGCGGCGATTGAGGAGGTCAGCACCGAATGCCGCAACGCCAGCAACCTGACCAGCGGCACCCTGGCGGTGGCCAGGGGCGGCACCAACCTCGCCAGCTACACCAAAGGCGATCTGCTGGCGGCCAGCGCCGCTACGACCCTCACCAAGCTGGCAGTGGGCACCAATGGTCAGGTGCTGGTGGCAGACAGCAGCACGGCCACGGGCCTGGCATGGTCCACCAACATCACCGGCAACGCTGCCACTGTGACCAACGGCGTCTACACCACCGGCGCGCAGACTATCGGCGGGGCCAAGACGTTCTCCAACGCGCTGGTGAGCGATGGCACCTTCACCGCCAACGGCACCGTCTTCAGCTCCGGCATCCGCACCAACACCACCACGGGGGTGAGCGCC